GGAGTAATGGAAGCAACCGCAAAATATAGAGGATTATCGCTGGATGGTTTTATTGGTTCTGTAGCACTTCCTTTTTGTTCAGAAATAGGACATTCTATATGGATTCAACGTCCGGGCTATGATTGGGAAGGTCCATTTATAGTGGCAGATTGTTCTAGACGTAATGATGTGTACGCTCATATAGAATTTCGTGACCAAGTAGTAGAAGTTGATTTTAATACTGCTGTTAGGTGGGGCATGGCTCGTTATGGTGGTAAAGATAATGATGGTAGATGGACAGCATTAACAGGAAGATTAGATGGAGTTATTGTATCAAAAAATCCTCCTGAACTATATGATGGAAATATAATAGATTTATCTACATGGTTTTTGAATCAGGTTACTTTTGCAAAACAATCTGAGAATCGTAATGCTCTTCAGAATTATATACCACCTGATACTTATCAAAAAGAACTTGGTATAGATAATCGTGGTAATCCATATCCTATGTGGCTTTTGTATGGAAAATGGATAGTATTTGAATGAAACATAAATGTCCTATTTGTAATAGTTGTACTACACCAACATGGATTTTAAATAGAAAAAGAGTATTTTGGTGCTTTCTTTGTAGGAAATATTATGATATAATAGACGGTGTATTTACAGTAGTAAACAGAGAAGCAATAGAAAAGGAGTTAAAAGGTGAATCTTAGGCAAGGGTATGATTTAGAGGATTTATTGCTAATACCAAAACTTTCTTCAGTAACTAGCCGTGATGAAGTAGAATTATCACGACATATTAATGAATTGCGGTTAAAAATACCAATCATAGCATCCCCTATGTCTGGCATTGTTGGTGTAGAATTAATAAAAGGATTGGGTAAATTAGGTGGAATAGGTATTCTTCATAGATTCTATAATGATATAACAGAAAGAATAATAGACTTAGAAACTTTGGCAGAATCCGCAATTAATTTTGGAGTAGCAGTTGGCTTGAATGATAAATTTTATAAAGCTGCTTTAGATTTAGGAGCGTCTATTATTTGTATAGATGTTGCTAATGGTTATCTAGCCTCTGTAATGAATTTTACATCAATAATAGCAGATTATATAGTAAATAATGGTTATACTTGCTTAGTTATGGCAGGTAATGTTGCTACTTATGAGGGTGCTAGATGTTTGTTTAATGCTGGTGCAATCTTAATTAGAACAGGAATTGGTTCTGGACAACTATGTACAACAAGAAATGAAGCCGGAGTGGGAATTCCACAAGCTACTGCAATTATTGATTGTAGTCATAAAATGGTAAATGTACATTTACATGATGAATATAAAATTCAAACAAATGATTTTAATCCTTGGTATACAGTAGCAGATGGTGGAATAAAGAATTCTGGTGATGGGATTAAAGCACTTGCTTGTGGTGCAGACCTTCTAATGATAGGTTCTTTGTTTGCAAGTTGTTTTGAATCTGATAATAATGGTGAAATACTGGGCATGGCATCAAAAGAATTTCAGGAACAATTCTATGGTGAAGTTAAGAAATCTGTAGAGGGTACTAAAAAGAAAGTAGAAAAAACTATATCATTAGATAAATTTATAGATAAGTTTATGTGGAATATGAAGTCAGGATTTACATATTGTAATGCAAGAAACATTGCAGAATTGCATAAAAATGCAGAATTTATTATAACGGGTTCGGAGAGTATAGTACAAAAATGAGAATCGAAAAAGCTAATAAACGTGATAGGCTACATCGTAAACGAACTAAGGGCATAGTAATTGATGGTCGTAGTGTTTTTGTATTGGAAGAAATTATGCGTAAGAAGGCAGAAAAAGCAAAAAGGAAACAGGAAAGACGACTTCATAAGGAAGAAGAGGTCGAGGAGAAGGAAGACGATGATTAAAAAAGTGAAGGGTGGTTATGTTCTGGTATCTAAAACTACAGGACGTAGACTCTCTAAAGTCACAACTAAAGCAGGAGCTAAGAAAAGAGAAAAGCAGGTTCAGTACTTTAAGAACAATGAAAAGTATAAAAAAGATCATGGTAGGTCAATTCCTAGGAGAAAGAAAGGGAAATAAATGATTGAATTTTTAATTGCTGGAGCAGATACAAAAGAATATTTTAGAATATTGAAATATATAGTCTATCCGGTATTAAAAGAAGACCCTCTTTGGCATTTTTTCAATGAAGAAGAACAAGGTCTTATTGTTAGATGTTCAGATGAATTTCAGAACATTTTAGAAGAAACGCTAGGTGAACACGAATTATCTTCTTCGTATACCTATTGGTCGAAAGACCATACTATTGTTATGGAAAATTGGGAATATATGAAAAAAATATTCCATATGAACTCTGAATTTGCAATGGAAAATACTTTGAAATATGGTCCTACATGCCAATTTGTTGATAGAATAGTTCATAGTTTATTTAATAATCTTGGGTATACTGTTAATAATTGGGATATAGAAATAGAATCCAACATTCTTGCAGATTGTCTTATTTCAAGAGCCATATACACAGGAATTAGAACACAATATAAAAAAATGTTAGAATATAGAAAGGAAGAAGATGGAAAGTCTTCTGGAGAAAGTAGTCAGTCTTGATTATAGTGTGAGAGGAGGAGGAGATAGGTGGCGTTCTACTGATGAACATAGTTCGCTCGTCCTTGACTTAAAGGAGCAATTATGGTATTGGAATTCCAAGGGTTTATCTGGAAAGCCTATAGACTATCTCCTCCTCATTAAAAAACTTCCCAAAAAACAAGCAGAAGAATTAATAAAGGATTTGTCTGGGGTTTCTGCTGTATCTAAAACATTTAAAACAGTAACATCTACACCTAATGAAAAACTAGTAAAAATATTTTGGGAAAATGGTAAGAAAGATAGAGATTATTGGTATAAAAGGCAGCTTACAGATTCTACAGTGGATTTGTTTAGACTTGGGAAATATGATGGATTTTTCTTAATTCCCATTTATTTTAGAGATGAGTTTATTAATTTTCAGTGTAGGAGAGAAGAACCCAAGAAGATAATAATTCCTTGGTATAAAGGAACAGGCCCAGTACTTTATAATTCTAGTATTCTTCCGTTACTTACTACAGTATTTATTACAGAAGGACCAGTAGATGCTATTCTCTTAAATCAATTAGGATATCCAGCAGTTAGTCATACTGGTGGTGCTTATGGATGGCAAAATGATTGGTTTTCCTTCTTTTCTAACATAAAAAAAGTTTATTATATTGCTGATAATGATAAAGTAGGATTTCTTGCTGCAAAAAAAGTTGCCAGTTGTTTAGGAGAACATAAGGTAAAAATAGTTTTATTTAATACAGATATAGAAAAGTATGATACTATAGATTTTTTCAGAGATGGAAATACGGTACAGGAATTTGAAAAATTAGTGGATTCTTCTAAATATCTATTCGAATTAAATAAGGAGTATTTTGGTGGAAAAAGATAGCGTAAATGGAAAGGATTTTAGATTTAATTTTTGTCCAGAATGTGGAAGTGCTAGAATAGTATACGACCATCTTAGACTAGACGTAGGTAGACATAGACTTTGTAAACATTGTGGAAAACGATGGATAGTAATCTATGATACTTTCAATGATTTTGGAGACGAATTACCAAGTCCTTATGATATTAATGCTATGTCTAAACTTATGAGGAGTTAAGATGATTTGTGAAAATTGTGGTAGAGAGGTTTTTGGTTTTTGGAAGTATGGATTAAGTCATGCATGTTCAATGGGTTGCTTTAGGAATCTTATAAGAACAGGAAAAATTTCTAGAATACACCCAGAACGTGCTTATCTAGAACTAGGAATTTCAGAACCAACAAAACAAACAATTGCTATAGTTAATCGTCTTAAAAAAGGATAAAAATGTTTAGACTCTGGAATCGTATATTGGAAATTCTTGATTGGGTGGGTAATGGAGATTGGTATAATATGGATTATTGTGGTAAAACCTCTCCAGAAAATATTAGATTTGATGTAAATGCAATTTGTGAAAATTGTGAAAAAAAGATGGCATATGTTTTTTATACTGGAGATACTTTTTGTTGGGATTGTTTGATGTCTCAAAGGAAACAAAATGAGTGATAGAAGTATTAAATTTTATAAAAATATGCCTTGTGATAATTGTGGAAAGACGGGTGCATTTGATTTCATGGGAGATTATTATTGTACAGATTGTGCTATAGGCTGTAAACGATGTTTATGTGTTTTTATAAAGGATTTAAAGAATCCAACAGAAGACCTTTGTCCAGATTGTAGAAAGGATGAGAATGATTCTAGCATTTGATTTAGATGGTGTTTTATATAACTGGCATAAAGCGGTTTATTCATATCTTACTGAACAAGGAAAAGAAATACCAAGTTATAATGAATTATGGGAACGGTTTGATAAAATATTTACTGCAGATGAAATATGTTTCTTACTTTCCTTGCCAATGTTATATGATAAAATGTTCCCAGAAAAAGGTTTAATAGAGTATCTCCAATCTCTATCTGAAAAAGGACATACTATTTACTATATAACTTCTAGACGGAAAGAACTAGAAATTACTACAGAATTATATTTGGAACGGTTTAAATTTCCACAAACTAGAAACTTAATCTTTTCTGCTGATAAAGATAAATATGCTAGACTTCTTGAAATAGATATTTTTGTGGAAGACCAGTATAAATATACTGAAAAGTTAAAGAATGTATGTAAAGTCATTATGCGTAGACAACCTTGGAATATACAATACGAAACTGAATTTGATTACATTGATGTTATTCCAGAGTTGGATAAGTATTTATGATTTGTTTTCATTGCAATAAAACAATAGAATCTTTTCAGGAACGTTCAATGATAGGTCTCGATGTTCCATATGTGAACCTATGGTTTCATCGAGACTGTTTTGATTTGCACGTAAGATCAAACATTGATGCATATTTACTGCAAAACATCAAACTGTGTTATACTTATCAAGAGAAACTAAATAATAAAGGAAAAAATAAAAGATTATGGGCGAAAAACGAATAACTATTCCAGATAAGCGCAAAATGAGAAATCTTATTCAGTACAGAGATATGTCTGATGAGGATTTTGACAAGGTGTTTGCTAGAAAGGTTTTAAATGTTACTCCATCCGTAGAATTTGAAAAACGAATCGAAAAAAAACTAGTCGAATTTGAAAAAGACTATGAACTAAACGATTTGAAAATAAATGATATGGATACATTAAGAGCATTAGTTCAAGCCCAAATAGCATTAGAGGACTATGAACAATTTTTATTTAAAGAAAGAGCAAATACTGTTTCCTTAGATAATATTGTGTTAATTGATAAGATTCAAAAAGTAATGTCAGATTTAAGGTCTGATATTTCTTCTTTCCAGAATGATTTAAAGATTACTAGAAAGTTTAGAAAGTCCGACCAAGAAACATCAATCATTAGTTTTATAGATTCTTTAAAAGCGAAAGCAAAAAAATTTTCAGAAAGTAAAATGAGTTATGTCTATTGTGATAGGTGCAATATGTTAGTAGCAACGATATGGACCCTTTATCCAACAGAGTCTAAGAATAAACTAAGATTTGTTTGCAATAGACCTACAGAAAATGGAGAAACTGGTGAAATTTGTGGACAAGTTATGAACGTAAGCACCAAAGAATTATTTGAAAATGGTGGGACTAATCACCCAGAACTTATGCCTGAGGGAATGCTATGAAACCAGCCAGTACAACTGATTTATTAGGAAAAAAATTTGGTAGACTACTTGTTAAGGACTTTGTTGACTTGATAAATAGCCGTAGTAGATGGTTATGTATTTGTGATTGTGGAAATGAAAAAATTATATCAAGAACAAACCTTATAAATGCTCATGTTATGAGTTGTGGATGTTTACGAGCAGAAACAGCAAGAAAAAATAACTCTTTACCAAATGGAATGGCACATTTAAACAATCTGTTTAGAACATATCAAAATTCTGCTAAAAATAGGGGCATATCTTTTGAACTTACAAAGGAAGAATTTATCTTATTAGTCAGTAAAAATTGCTTTTATTGTAATGAATCACCAAGTGAAAGATGGCATGAACCAAATGGAAATGGATATTTCCCCTCTAGTGGCATTGATAGAATTAATAGTTCTAGAGGGTATATTATAGGCAATGTGGTTCCTTGTTGCAAGAAATGTAACTATGCAAAAAAGCAATTGTCAACAGAAGAATTTAAATCTTGGATTATAGCTGTTTATATTAATTTTGTAATGCCGGAAGGAATGAATTAGATGAGCAAAACTGCTTTTATAACTGGTGCAACAGGGCAAGATGGAAGTTATTTGGCTGAACTTCTATTAGAAAAAGGATATAATGTTGTTGGTATGGTTCGTAGGTCTAGTACTGTAAATACTTTAAATGTTAATCATATTTTAAAAGATATAGAATTAGTTTACGGAGACCTCTCGGATGGTAACTCCATTTCTACTATAATGGAAAAATATAAACCAGACGAATTTTATAATTTAGGAGCAATGTCTTTTGTTCCTACATCATGGAAAATTCCAGAATATACTGCTGATATCGATGCAATTGGTCCACTTAGATGCTTGGAAGCAATAAAAAGAATTAAACCAGATACTAAATTTTATCAAGCATCTACATCAGAAATGTTTGGTAAGGTTCAGGAAATTCCACAAAATGAAAAAACTCCATTCTATCCAAGAAGTCCATATGGAGTTGCTAAATGTTTTGGTTTCTATATTACACGCAATTATCGTGAATCATTTAAAACATTTGCTGCATCTGGTATTTTAATGAATCACGAATCTCCAAGACGAGGAATAGAATTTGTAACAAGAAAAATAAGTAATGGGGTTGCTAGAATTAAGTTAGGTCTAGATAAGGAACTTCGTTTAGGAAATATAGAGTCTAAAAGAGATTGGGGATTTGCTGGTGATTATGTTAGAGCAATGTGGTTAATTCTACAGCAAGATATTCCAGATGATTTTATAATAGGTTCTGAAATAACTCACACAATAAGAGAATTTTGTTCAATTGCTTTTAGCCATGTAGGTTTAAATTACGAGGATTATGTAGTTATAGACCCACTGTTCTACAGACCAGCAGAAACAGACACATTATTATCTGATTGTACTAAGGCGCATACTATACTAGGCTGGAAACCAGAAGTTAGTTTTCAACAGTTGGTTGAAATGATGGTGGAGGCCGATTTAAAATTGGAGAAACAAAATGATTGCTAATTGTAGAATGTGTGGTGGAATTTTAAGAACGGTTTATGACCTAGGAGATTTTTATCTTTCTGATTTCTTAAAAGAGGGAGAAGAGTCAGTAAAAGATACTCTTGCATTAGCAAGATGTGATAATTGTGGTCTGCATCAATTAAGAGACACTCCAGATTTAGATTTTATGTATAAAGATCATTATTGGTATAGGTCTGGATTAAATGGGTCTATGTTAAAAGACCTAAAAGATATTGTGGAAAATATAGAAAAGAGAATAGAACTCAAAGATGGAGACATAGTAGTAGACATTGGTTGTAATGATGGTTCTATGCTAGGAATGTATTCTAACAAAAATATAAAGAGAGTTGGTTTTGACCCAGCCCCAAACCTACAGGAGCGGGCGGAGAAAAACAGTGACTATTTTATTAATGATTATTTTTCTAGGGATTTGTATCCTTTTGGGTTGGCTAGGGCGAAAGTTATCACAACGATAGCCATGTTTTATGATCTACCAGACCCAAATAAATTTATAGAGGATGTAAAGTTTATTTTAGATAAAGATGGTATTTGGGTTATTCAGTTAATGGATTTATATTCAATGTTAAAGGTTAATGGGGTAGATGATTTAAATTCTGAACATTTGGAATATTATACACTTTCAGATTTGGATGTGTTTATGAGATGGCATGACCTTGAAATTTTTGATATGGAATATAATAAGGTAAATGGCGGCTCTTTAAGAGTATACATTTCTTATTTGAATAAATATCCAGAATCCATAAAAGTAAAAAATGCTATTGCACAAGAATTTTTTGATTTTCAAATGGGTGTAGTTTCTGTAGAAAAACTTAAAAGTAATATAGAAAAGTTTAAAGAACATATACAAACATTTTTATTGCCATATGGTATAGATAGTGTTTATGCTTTAGCTGCAAGTACAAAAGCTAATACTATGTTACAAGTGATGGAACTTGATAATAAATGGATTAAAGCCATTGGAGAGGTAAACGAAGACAAATTTGGTTTACGAACTTCTGGAACTAATATTCCCATAATCCCAGAGAAGGAAGTTTTTGATGCAAAACCGGCAGTAATAATTGTTTTGGCTTGGCATTTTACAGAAACATTCGATAGAATCCTAAAAGATTTTCTTGAGCGAGGTGGACTTGCTTTATATATGCTTCCTTATCCCCATGTTAGAACAAAAGATGGTGGGTGGAATCTATGAACATAAAAGAAAAAACTGTGGCACAATTAATTGATGAATTAATTTCCAATAACATACGCTGCTGGTTTTCGCAGGACAAACTGATGGATTTATCTTTATCAGACGAAGAAAGATTATCTTCTGCTATTACTGCACAGCAAACTAATGCAAAAAGAACGGAATTAATACGGGCAATTGATGAATTACTTGGATTTGGTAAGTATACAAATATAACTAAAACATATAACAAGGATAAATAAATGCTAAAAGGAGTTTTTGTAAATCAACAACGTGCTAATTGTAGCATTTATGAGGCCGGAGTAATGATAAAAGATGCCCTTATGGGCGGAGAGCCAAATTATTCTTTAGAGTATAAGGAAGTAGATAGGCTTGGAAACATATTAATTTCTCAAGCCAAATATGATTTTTATGTTTTTAACTGGCATCCATTTACCTTACCAATTACTCAAAAGAATATTAATAGGCTAAAAGGAACAAAAATAATAGTAGTTTTGGAAGTTACCCCAACGGTGTATCTTCCATATACTCCTCCTGTAGTTGATGCCTATATGATTATAGACCCAACCAAAGAAAGAACAAAAAACTACTATCCTTTTCCTAGACCACTAGAAGTAGTTTCTGATTTAAAACCTTTGTTAAGTACAGATAAAACGGTTATTGGCGGTTTTGGATTGGTATGTCCAACAGGTGCTGCTTTATCATATAAAAGATTTTATGAAGTAGTGGAAAATGCAAATAAAATCGGAAATTGTATTGTAAGATTTAATTTTCCAGAAGGTCAATTTACTGGTATTCCACTCTCAATGTTAAAGCAATATGGAGATACCCTTAAAAGACTAGCTAATCCAGATGTTGAAGTAATAGTAACTCATGATTATATGTCGAAACCAGAATTAATTAGATGGTGTTCAGAACACACTATAAATTCTTTTCCATATTATAGAGATTTATCTGGACTTTCAGCAGTAACAGACCAAGCTATTTCTGCTGGAAGGCCAATAGCAATTACTGACTGTAATACTTTCAGACATCTGCATAAATATATTTCTTATTATCCTAAACAATCTTATGAAGAACTTATAGTTTCTACACAATCTGGAGTTAAACAAATGCAAGAAGATTGGCATCCAAATAAATTTCGTGAGAAGTTTAAGGAACTTCTTCATGAAAAGGGATTAATATGAAAAAAATTCTTATAATAAATAATAGTATTAAGCCTTGTGGAATACAACAGTGGGCAGAAAGAATACCAAAGATACTTAGAACATCTAAGAAATTCAATTTTATTTACAGAATGGTAATTAGAGAGTCAGATATTATTGGTGAAATATCTGCCATAAAACCAGATGTAGTTTTGTATAACTATAGTCCTTCTACCCTACCATACTTAACCAAAGAAACATTAGAACAGTTTAAAAGTATTAAGCACGTAGCCATAATACATGAAGGATACTCCATAGAAAAAAATGCGATTGGTTTTAATTATTTTATATATATGATATCAAAAGCCAACATTTCTTCAGAAATGGCAAGTAGAGTTTTTATTGTTCCAATTAGATATTTGTTGGAGTATTCTGGAGGGTATCCAAAAAATACAGTTCCTACAATAGGTAGTTTTGGATTTGGATTTCCAAGTAAAAGATTTGATTACATTGTAGAAAAAATAAATGAAGAGTTTGATGTTGCTGATATTAAATTTGCCATTTCTAATTCATTTCATGGAGATGTAAATGGTTTTGTAACAGACGCAACAATAGAGTTATGTAGAACTAAAATAACCAAACCAAGGATTAGTTTACAAGTTAATAGAGATTTTCTTACCGATAATCAAGTTTTGGAATTTTTAGCCGGTAATGATATTAATTGTTTCTTTTATGATGCTTCTAAAACAGATGGAATTGCTGGCTCAACAGATTTTGCTCTTTCTGTAAAACGCCCAATAGCAGTAACCAAAGTTCCTATGTTTGAACATCTGTATAGTTTAGTACCTTCAATTTGTATTGAAAATTCTTCTATAAAAGAAATAATGGGTAGAGGAATAGACCCATTAAAACCAATTTATGATGCATTTTCAAATGATAATTTTGTTAAATCATTTGAAAATATTCTAGAGGAAATAACTTGAAAACAGTATTATTTATAAATTCTACAGTAGCTAATTGTGGTATTTACCAATTTGGTAACCGTGTATATGAAATAGTAAAAGATTCTGAAGGGATAAATTATATTTATAAGGAACCAACTTCTCTTAATGAATATATGAATTTATTACTTACAATTAAACCAGATTTTGTATTTTTAAATTGGTATAGTACAGTTATGAGTTGGCTTCCTTATACACATAAAATTCCATCAAAAATTCCACACTATTATGTTTTTCATGAAAGACCTATTAGAAAATATTATGATAAGTACATATTTTTTGGTGATTATGGAATACAAAATGGAATTATAGATTCAAGTAATATATTATCTCCAGAAAAGTGCGTTACTCTAACCAGACCATTATTTAACTATGTTAATTTATATCCAAAAAATGATATACCAACAATTGGAACCTTCGGGTTTATGAGTAGTTATCAAAAGGGATTTGATACTTTAACTAAGCGAATTAATAAAGAATTTGATAAAGCTATTTTTAATTTACATATGGTTTGGTCTCCTTTTTGTGATGTTTATAAATCAATGTTACAAGAAATGGTAATTAGGTGTATAAAATTAAATACTAATCCTGGTATACAACTTAATATAACACATGACCTTTTTGATAATAAGACAATGTTAGATTTTCTAGCAAGAAACGATATTAATATTTTTATGTATAATGATTTACCACAATTTGGATTGGCTAGTTCTTTAGATTATGCATTATCAGTAAAAAGGTCAATAGCGGTAGATTCTAATAATTCATTTAGACATGTATTAAAAGATGAAATTAATATAGATAAACACTCAATAAAAGAAATTATGAACTTAGGAACCAAACCACTAGAAGAATTTTATGTTGCTTGGTCTTCAGAAAATCTAAAGAAAGGAATGGCTTCATTATTCCATGTATGATAAAGTAGTTTGGTTTAATCCGTATGGAGTAGGAGATGTATTTGAAAGTAGAGAATTTGTTAGGGAATGTATGAAAATAATCCCTGCCAAAGAATATTTTTATGCTCATAACAAACCTCCAAGAATGTTAATAGACATTGATAACTTACAATATACTCCTATTACAGATAAAATGAATGTTGGAATAAGTCACACGGTAGAAGATAATTGTTTATATATTTCTACTTGGATTGGTCAAAAGGGTTTAAAGTATGGTTGTACAGTAGAGTCTATCTTTGAAATGAACAATGAAATACTTTTAGAATTAGGATTTGAACCATTAAAAGGAATTCCATTAGAGTATCTTACAACTATTGATTATACAAAATTTCAAATTCAAGGGGTGGATGCATTTGTAGAGAAATGCACAGGAGATAAAATATTAATTTGTAACGGAGATGTTTTATCTGGACAAGCCGCAAATTTTAATTTCGTTCAAACAATAAATTTTTTATCTTTAAGATATCCACAAAAAACATTTATACTTACCAATAAATTTAAAACAGACCTTACAAATGTATTTTTTACAGGTGACATTACTAAAACCACCGATGGTTTTGATATAAATGAAATTTCCTATTTGAGTACTTTTTGTGGTGTTATTGCTGGTAGATATTCTGGACCACATACTTGTTCTCAAGTGAAACAAAATTGGTTTGACCCAAATAAAAGATTAGTTACTTTTACATATAGGGAACCGGGATGTTCTTTCACTCATAGTAAAGATGTGTTAATGAGGCAGTTTTGGTCTAATGCAATACATCCTAAATTAGTTGCGGATAAAATTTCAGAAGCAATAGAAAGTAGGTAAAATGAGAATATTTGAAAATAGTAATCCTGATTTTGGTAGAGCATTTAAAAGAATAAGTTTGGCATTGAGAACACATTTCCCTAATGTTGACTGGGTAACTACAAATCCAGATATAGAAATTATACAAGTAGTGGGAAAAAAAGAATATGAATATTTAATGTCCAAAACTTCTTTAAGCAATGTAGTTATGTTTCAACAGTGCCTTTATACTACCGATATACCAGTTACTAATTGGGCAACTTTATGGAACGAATGTAAACTAACACTATCTTTTCATGACCTTACAGGTTATATAAATGATGCTTCTAAGTTCCTTAGAACTCCTTTAGGAGCAGAACCAGATTTATTTCCTATAAGTAAAGTTCAAAGAACATATACTGTTTTCTCTTCAGGGCATGTTGCAGAAACAGAATGTTTAGATAAAGTATTCGAAGCTTGTGTTTTAGCAAATAAGACCATGTTACATACTGGTGAAAACTTTAAATGGAACGATAGTCGTTATCAATTTATGGAATATATGACAGATTCTTGGTATACAAGTTTTCTTCAAAGAGTTAAGTATGTTACAGGACTTAGGATAATAGAAGGATTTGAAATGCATTGTATAGAGGGTGCAATGACTGGTGCAGTGCCAATAGTTCCGAATCTTCCCACTTATTCTTACTATAAAGATTTTGGAAAGTATATTGATATGAAAGGTGATATAGTAAAACAACTTGCTAGTATTTTTGAATCAGAATATAAGCCACTTTCACCGAAACAGATAGCATATATAAGAGATAGGTTTTCTTGGAAGACAATTTGCGGAGATATTTATAAAAAACTATGATTGAGGAAAAATGTACTAGGGATGACCTCATTATCTATGAAATATTTAAAAACCCTGTTTTATTCGGAGAGTTTTTAATGAACATAGATAGGACCGAATATGAGGAAGAATTTATCTTATCCATCTATCAAAAAGAATATTTATGTGACTTCAATCATTATGTGTCTATGATGGCTGCTCGTGCTGTAGGAAAGACGCAAGCCATATCATTAAATATTACTTGGGCATTAATATTTAATATTTTTCCAGAAAATTATATAGTTTATTCTGTTCCTAGTAAGGTTCACCTAGAACCTGTGTTTGCAAATCTTACCAGAATATTCAGGTCTAATTCTTTATTACAACATTACATTGAAAGAAATGGTGGAATTAACGGCTCAGAGTTTTCTATATCATTAAAAAATCAATCAAAATTAATGTGTCGTATTGCTGGTATGAGTGGTACAGGGGCAAACGTTATTGGTTTGCATACTCCCTATGTATGGGTAGATGAATCTGGTTATTATCCTTGGGGAACATGGGTGGAAATGCAACCTATTTTAAATACTTGGCAATCCGGATTTAAAATGTCAACTTCTGGAGTTCCAACAGGATTGCGTGAAAAGAATGTTCTATGGCATACAGACCAAGAAAATACCAGCTATACTAAACATAGAATTTCTGCCTCTCAAAATCCTAGATTTACTAATGAAGATAAACAAAAAGCCATAGAACAATATAATGGAGAAGGTTCTGATGATTACATACACTTGGTTCTGGGACAGCATGGGAAACCTGTTTTCTCTCTATTTGACAGAAATGCCTTTGATATTCAGTCTTATCCCGTATATAAGTTTGAATTTGATGGTGTTAGGGAAGGAGACAACCTAGTAAATGTTATAGGGAATATAGCAATTCTTCCTCCTATTCCAGAAAAGAATAAAGGTTGTATTGTGGGGGTTGACCTAGGATATACTGAACCTACTGCTATCTGGATAATGTATGAAGAACCTAATGGATATATTAAGTTTCATGCAAAGATAAAACTTACTAAGGTTTCTTATCCACTACAAGAAAAACTTATAGACCTATTGGATACTAAATATCAACCATATATTATAGGAATTGATAAGGGTAGTGCTGGTATCTCTGTGGTGCAAAATCTTTTGGAGCATAGAGATTATCTTCATAAAGATTATAAAAAGAAAGTAGTTCCTATAGACTTCTCATCTTGGGTTTCTATGGGAATAGATTCTGAAGGAAAAGAAATAAAACAAAAAACTAAACCATTTTCTGTGTCTATTTTACAGGAATATACTAACAGCAGAAAGATTATTTATTCCTATACTGATACAGAAATGATTACGGAGTTGGAAAGAATGACCTACTCCAAGTCTCCTACTGGAGAAATCACATACAAAACTCTTACACAAAGAGGTGGAAAAAGAGGTGATGATCACTTTACTGCCGCCCTACTTTGTGCTATGACTAGTTACTATATGGTCAATGATTATTCTCTTTTTGCTACTGAGAAGAAACGACTAATGAGGGCTAGCTGGTGGTAAATAAAATGACTGATAAACCAAGGTTACAAAATGCAACTGCTGCTATAGTATCTTTAGACCAAAATGATATTTCCAAAAATCCTTGGAGATATACTTGGAAGAAAGATAAAGATACTAAGGGTCCACAACCAGACTTTATAGAAATGATAAAGCGGTGTAGATTTTATTATAAACGTGACCCGCTTACAGCAACTACTATCAATAAATTAATTGATATTGGTATTAATAATTTAGTGTTTCATAAAAACGGACTATCTGATAATGAATTCAGAGTGTTTGAAGGATTAAGTGATAAACTTATAGTCTTTGCAGAAGATATGGCATTAGAATTTCTTATATCTGGATTAGTTGTTCCTGAAATTGAATATGGAACAATGGAAAAAGACGAAGTTAAATCTTTAGGAATAAAGAAATATGACTCTTTACAAATGCCTGAAACTATGTGGGTTAGAGACCCAGCTACCATAGAAATAAAATCGTCAGTTCTTCCAGATCAACCATCATATTTTGTTACTATTCCTGATGAAATGTTACACTTTATTAGGAATAATGGTATATATCCAGATGGTAGTGAAGACCAAGCATTATATAAAGAATTTGAATCTTATTCACCAACTTTTGTAAGTAAAATAAAAGAAGGACAGAATAAAATATTACTCGAAAATGATTTTATTATAAGACGAAGAATTACTACAGAATCTCCATATCCTACACCATATCTTTCTGCTGCTGTGGATATTTTAGAGCATAAAAGAAATCTTAGACGAACAGATTATTCTATTGCAAATAAAGTTCTAAGTGCTATTTTACAAATTTCTGTTGGTAGTGATGACTATCCAATGACTGAAAGTGAAGAAGATAAGAAATTTATGGATGGTTTAAAGGAACAATTACTATGGAGAAATCGTGGAAATAACGATATTGAGAACATATTTCAGCTGTTTACGTCACATGTGGTACAATTAAAGTGGATATTTCCTGACGTTGATGTCCTAATTAACGATTCTAAATATCAGGAAATAAACCAAGAAATTTTATTTGCTCTGGGATTTCCAAGAATATTAATCACAGGAGAAACAGAAAAAAGTAGTGCAGGAGACCAAGAATTTGCTTCCTTATCCCCTATTAAAACAATGGAAAACTTTAGGGAAAAGATATTAACAGTTATTAAAGAAATTGTTTATCAAGTTTCTAAAAGAAATAAATTTGCTAATACTCCAGAAGTGGAATTTGAACCTATTAACTTCCACAAATTTGAGTCTTATATTACGGCATTAGCTAAATTATTTGATAGTGGTGGATTAAGTAGAGACTCTATGGCAAAGGTTCTTGGTTACAACTTTAATGATGAAGTTGAGAAAAGAGCATTAGAACAAGATAAAGTAGAAGTATTTGATGTTCCGGCTTTTGGTGAAAGTCCCAACAGTAGACCGCCAACTGGTCCCGGACAAGCACCTACAGTAAAGAAAACAACTACTACACAAAAGAAGGTAACAAATAATGGAAAATAAGGCTACATTTACTGCAAATTTAGAAGATATGGTACAATCATTAGAGGGTCCAGAAACTGGTGGAGATGCAACTGCATCACTATCTTTGAACCCAAGTGTAAATTATATTAAGTTTACACTTACTGATGATAAACCAAACGGAAATAAGCAGCGAATTCCACAAGAAGAGTTTCCTAATCTTATTAATAGTGGTATATATATGCCTATTAAAAAGGCATTTAATAAGATTGAAAAGGGACATAATGAATCTTTCCCTATGGGAGTTATAACGCATCTAAAACAGGTGGAAGATAAGGTTAAGGGAATTGCTACATTGTGGAGTAAAGAAAGACCCAAGGATGTTGAACAAATTAAAGAAGAACTAAAATCTGGAAAGAACGTCAATCTTTCTTGGGAATTAACATATGATACAGAAGCATCTGAAGAAACAGATGGTATTACCACACTTAAAAATGTGTTTTTAACTGCTGCAACTATTGTGGGATTACCCGCATATCGTGGCAGAACATCAATAGAAGCATTCGCTTCTGACGAAAGGAAAGAGGAAATGGCTGACGAAGTTGAGAAGGAATTGGAAAAAGCACAAAAAGAACGGGATGAATTTAAATCCCAACTAGACGAAATAAAGAAACAAAGTATTGAAAAAGATACTGAACTTGTCGGGTTAAAGAATTTTAAAGCTGAAGTAGAAAAAGTAGAATCAGAACGTAAAAAGTTAGGAACTATTAAACAGAAATTTACTTCCGCTAAGATTGTAAAAGATGACAAATATTTTGAAGAGAATAAGGAAAAGTTATTGTCTTTAGATGAAAGTACTCTTGAATTCATGTTACAGGATTTAAAAGTATTTACTGTTCCTGAAACTCTAGAAAATAAAGAGGACAAAACTAAAATTCCTCCTATTACTAACACGACAACCACACCTGACTTTACCCCTAAATTCCTTGGCGAAGCCCTGCGAACTCAGGGGAAATAAATATTGGAGATTATAAAATACTATGGAAATTAATAGATTTGAAGACGTTTTAGGCGTTATTCCTACAGAAGATATCGTTGAAGGAAGATTTGTTCTACTTTGTGAACATTCTTTTTCCTACGATTTTGGTAGTAGGGAAGACGTAGTTGGTGTAAAACTTCCTGCCTCTGCTGATGACGCAACTCGTTGCAAGTTTTGTTTGACTTGGGCTGTTAGTAATAGTTCTACACCTATGTATATTCCTCAACCGACACTTGACCAAGGTGCTCGAAGAGGTGGGTGGAGTGAGGACGCTAATACCCCAATTGAAGGCTCCACAATTTATTTGACCTATCCGGGTTACACCGAAGGTCAGACTATTCCTTCTGGTACTCCTTCACTGGTTTATACAGAGGGCACATTCACCATTCCGCTTGGTGGATATGTTTCTAGTGCGGACATTATTAAACCCGGTGCTGGCGTTAAAATTGCTTACG